GGATGCGCCGGATATCCCGGTCCTGGCCACACACCTGGAGGTGGCCCACCAGGGGCGATCGGATGAGCAGGCCATCCAGGTACACCAAACCCAGGATCAACCGGACGTCCATCGACCGGAATTATATAGGCTAGTATAGCCATTTAGGGACTCCTTTTGTTGAAGATTTCAGGTTGCTTCGCCCCATACTCTAGTGACTCAGTCTATTGGGGTACTTAAACCGTACCACACGGTTCTGGTGAAGGCAATTTTCTTACCTTTTTCTGTTTTTTCTCTGTTTAAGATAATTTTGAGTGATTTCCTCCCAACTTTCCTCTGGTTCTTCTTGGATATGCAATTTTCTCGCCAAAGCAACCAAATCTCGTTCAGAAACCTTGTATTTTCTTCGTAAATAGGTCAAAGATTTTGCAATTTCACTGCTGAGAGGCATTTTTCAAATGTTCCAGCAGTCGAACTACACCTTTTTCACCAGAATCTGCCCTTGCCATCTTAACTTTTGGGATTTCAGGCTTAGGATCATCTGGTTCCATGCCCATTTGCTGCTGATCATCTTTAAGTTTCTGATCCTTTTTCAATTGCTTTATCAATTTCGCATAATCTAAGTTCAATGGACTAGAATATAAGAGCTTATTATTCGTAATAGCATCAGCTATCCACTGAATTAACCGCGCCTTGTTCTCTGGATCGAAGCTAAACTCCAAAATCTGATAAATTGAGATCGCAGCCTTCATCTTTGTGTCATCAACCTTGACTTGATCAGAATCCGGTTCACGTAAAAACGAAGGCCACATAGCCTGATAGCTATTTGCCCATTCATAAAATGCTTGTCGGTATGTTGTTGCATCATACTTCTCAGGGAATTGTCTCCTCATTGCAGCAAAGAAGGCTGGAGTCCAAGCACGATGCATGACTACACGGTCGAGAAATCGGTACACCGGATCCATGGTTTCCCGCAAGCGATCCATATAGCGCGCCACCGCCTTCGCATCCTCCGAACCTTCCCCAAACCCCTCGGCGAAGGATTCCTGGGTGAGGAGTTTTACCGGCATATCAACAGCATTCGCAATATTTTCTAAGATATTTCTACGAGCAAGAACATGTGGGCCTTCAAGATTCTGCATATTCAAAGATTCAATTTCTTCATCTGGTGAAATATTTATTACATTGCCTGTTTCTGCCTCTTTCACAATAGAACGCTTGAACGCCATCGCCCAAGCCATGATATTATCGACGAAATTACCGGGTTGTTTCGTTTTTGCGACGAGAACGCCGACCTTAGTTTCAACTAAATCATCAGCAATTAGACTTTTGATGTAAGATTTTAGAGGATAAAATGCCCGCTGATAAGCTGAGCGCCCCACAAAGCCAAAAGCAGAGGTAGTATAACCCAGATAAATAGGTTTCTCATTTGTCACCGTCACTGTGCGCGAGGGATGATAAGCAATTCCACTAACAGCAATCTGCGTATACTTCATAAAATCCATTGCATTAGGATTTTGATTGAGGACCAAGCTGCCAGCAGTATTAAGAGGATCAAGTATATTGAAAGAAATATTAAGATCAGGTAAATCCCAGTAACCGATCGCTTCATTACTCTTTATTCCATCAACAAGCAGTGCGATAGATGAAATACCATATATCCGGCTAAGAGTTAATAGATTATGAACAAGAAAATCACCACCAATGTTCTTCCACTCTTCATTAAAAGCATCAACACAAAGTTCACCAGGGCTATTAGGAACCTTGATGTTGCGCTTCTGCGCCATTGCTAGACTAACTGGTCCCTCTGTTATACGAGCACCTAAAGGATGATAGAGATAAATTTCCTTGCAAGTCTGATAACTCACAACATCTCCGGGAACAATGTCTGGAGCTACCAGAAGCTCCTGCAAAGCATTGCCAGGAGTAGTGTCTACTGAACCTGACGGAATAGAGGTCATTTACGCATTCACTGTGAAAGACATTCCTGCTGGACAACTCTGAACATAGAGGCCATTCGCAAATGCTTGCGAACCAGTAAATAAAGATCTAGGAAAAGCAGGAGCAGTTGTTCCTGGAGTTAAAGCAACTCCTGGTCTTGGTTCAAACAAAGCAGCTAATGCAGATATAGTAGCTGCGACCAAAGTACGACCCCCAGGTCCATCTGTAACACAAACTTGGGTATCTTTATCCGTAGTCGTCGGAACAGCAGCAACAGTAATAGAAGTTATCGCTCCGGCTACAGCTACAAGAGATGTTCCAACTTTGGTGCTGTCAACAACGTAAGCGACCATGTTATTCCTTCTCCGCCGGACCTGTAAAGGTAAAATCAATAGGGTTTGAAAAAATTGGCCCTTCATGCGTTTGGACAGGAACTGTACCAGGAGAAAACAAAGAAGGTTTGACTATTGTAGTCACTTCAGTGTCAGAAACTAACGTGGTAGGCTCATCAAAATCACCAAACTTAATGACTGTATCGGCATCAAATCCTGTACCAATACAAGAAAGAGTAAAATCAGGATCACCGGAGACAGCAGTATCCGGGGAAAGTGAATCTAAGGTAGGGGGTGCCGGAAGTGGTTCATGTTCAATTTCAAAACTACTTCCAGGAGGAATTTCCTTAACTACAAGGTTTGCAAAACGACTTCTACCACCAGACATAAGATTACTGTCTACACTTGCATGACTTGTTGCAATATGCAGATTGAACAATACATTTTCTTCAAGCACAATATCATTATCATTTGCATCTTTTCCAATATACTGATTAACCAAACAAAGATAATCATTCCCATACTGAGTTGGGGCTGATTTCAGTGTAATGGCAGTTAACATTTCATCAGTTGCAATTATCGTTCCTAGAGAGGTTTCGTCGATTGTAGCCGTTGTCATTAGTATCCCTCCCAATTACCCAAGGAGATTGCGATACCATAGGTGAAAGCATCTAGCAAATCGTCTTGCCGATCTTCTGTATCACCTACACGAAATCCGAGTATTTGTCCCAGTAGATGATTCTTGGTTACTTGCTTGTATGTAATGATTCTATCGTAAGCTGTCTCAAGAATCTTAACCATTCCTCGGAACACGTAACCGCTGACGTTGATTGCGCGCTCGGCCTTGCCAAGCTGCGTGAGTTTTTGGGGCATTTCGTTGACTGCGAGCATCCGGCGTCGCGCCTGCTGTAGCAGGATCGACCCACTGGCCTTGTCTTCGATAAAGCACCCTCGGTGTCCTAGCCTTGAACCGCATTTTTCAGCGTATTCCTCAAGATTACGATAAACTACCGGAAGCCAAACCTCTAACATCGAACCTTCAATTTGCAAGTACTCATAATCAATAATCTTTAGCCACTTTTCCTCACCCAAAGCTTCATAAGCCCAATAGATAACTCCGGTGCCATCGTTTTCTTTACCGGTCTTGACCGCAGTATCCAAAGTAGCAAAGACATACATACACCGTTCTGGGAAAGGCTCTGGTTTCTTTTCCGTAAGCATATTATCTAAAGAAAAGAACGCTTCACCAGACCAATCAACAAATTCGGCTAAGTATTCTTGGGCATAGACGAGGGGGTGGTTGTCCCTCTCAAGTCTCTCGAGTTCATCGGCTGGGAGGAAAGGGTTACTATGTGACGGAGCGTGATATTCTTTGAATCCGTACTCTGGCAAATTGCAGATGCGCCAGAAAAGATTATCCTCGTTGATGCCATTAGTATTTGATGCAACGATTGCGGCTCCACGGAAGTCCAGCAGCGTTGGCCTAATAGCTTTCTCCCAGATGGCGATAGCATTCGGCTTAGTGAAAGCGGCTTCATCGATTATCACCAAATGGTAACGGCGAGAACGGCCTGCTTTTTCATCTTCAAGAGTCCAAAGCTCGATCCGTCCACCTGTAGTCGTATGAATGATGCCCAAGTTGCGTGAAGAATTTCGTATTGCGGGTTCTAGCGTAACCTCGTTTTCGCTATACGCCTCCGAGGCATAGCGGTAGTTTGGGACAAACCATCCAACTTGGGCACCTTTCGCTGCAAAGTCACAAGCAACCACTTTTAAGAAGTTTGTCTTCCCCCATCGTCGCCCACATCGAAGCGCCCTAAATCGGGCAGGTATGAGAAAAGCTTCTATCTGCCCTGGATGAAGTTGAGGCAGTCTAACAAGTTTTTCACCTACTGGGAATGGGACTACTTGCGCTATCATCTAAACAGTCAGGGGAAGCCGATATGCCCAGGCCGGGCTACACTCGACTTCCCCCTGGTCGTAGCATCCGGGGTGAGGGGGGCTGACTCCTGTGCTACGATTACCAAATCAGGGTTGATCGTCGCTCCCACTACCATTAGTCTTCCTAGAGACCTTTTCAGTTTCTGGCATTATTATATTAGTGCCAGGAAGAACAGGGAGCCCACCTTCAATACGAATCGTCATCCCAGCCGTAATGTCTTGGGTTACTTGCGCAAGACGCGGATGCTCATACACAGCGACCTTTGCTGCCGCGTCCAAACGGACAGAAATCGGCAGCCGCTCGTCATGCATAACAGCGATAAGGAATTCTCTGGGGCTAAGTTCAGGGTTATCATATTTGTGAGGTGGCCCGAGAACTTCGCCATCTACGGGTTTGGCCATGTGATGAAGATAGCACAAGCCTCCAAACAAAGCAGGTGGAAGCCAAGGGTCACGAGACGTGGCTCAGGGCACTGCGTCCGTTGGAATCTTGCCTTACCACATCTTGTACTAGGAAGCAAGCAAAAACACAATCAAGGATCAAAAAGGTGAAATATACAAAAAACTACGGTTGTACTCAATACCTCAGGCTGCTATTATGTTTACAACCCGGTACAACGATACCGGGTTTAGATGTTGTCGAACACAACCTGAGGAGGGTCTATGAAGTAATAAGAACAACTATCACCTTTCCCCAAAGTAATGTGCAACACACAAGGAGAATAGAGCACATGAAAAGGTTCATGCTGGCGAGCACCATGCTCATGGGACTCGCTGTTATGCCTGCGAAGGCGGACGTTATGCTTAGCACCAATCTAAGTGGTACAGGCGATAACGTCATCTTCGACTCCGTTAGCGGCAATGTCGCGTTTGGCAGTTTCAACGGCCAACACTCCGGTTTTGCTCAATTCACCGATCTGTCGGGGAATTCTAGCTTTACCGGATCAGCCAACGGCAACGATATCAAGATTAGCAACACGAGCGATCTTCAAATCGTTGTTTTCGGCACGGACAAGACGACCGTACTTGGCACCTCGACCGATGTCTTTTCACTTAAAGGCACCGGCACCGTGTCTGCGTCGGTAGTCGCCACGGACGGAACGTTCAACTTTAGTCTCGGCGCAATCGACCCGAGCGCACAATCCGGGTTCACGTTCTCTGCGATCAACGGTGAAGTCATCTCGAAGATCACGCTGGTTGATAGCGGCGGCGTGATCACTGACTTCGAGCACTACCGGATCGACGTTGCGGCGGTTCCTGGACCAGTCGTTGGTGCAGGCCTGCCAGGATTGGCTGGTTTCGGATTACTGATGCTATCTCGCTGGCGGCGTGCCCGCGAGTGGTGGAAACGCCCAACGGTTCAAGTCTAAAAACCGTTCACAAATAAGACCATTGCGACCGTCCCGGCCGCAGTGGAACTCTACCCTAAAATGGGGAATGTACATGCGAAAGCTTGTACTGGCGACCGCGTCGCTGCTTGCCATGACGATGGCCAGCAACGCGGGAACTATCATGTTCCAAGTTTCGGAGGATGGTGGTCCGGTTACAACTATCAATTCCGGCCAAGATGCTGCAACCTTGGGTCCCGTCACTTTTGGGGACTTCAATATCGCCAACTTGAGCGGAGCGACAAATCCGTTCTTGGCGCTTCCGTTCTTGCTGCAAGGGCAACAGATCAGCGTGTCAAGTGCTGCTCCTGGTGAGCACACGTTGCATCTGACAGTCCTTGGCACCGGACTTACGGCTCCAACTGGACCTTTCACGGTTGCAAGTGGCTTCGATGTCACTGGCATCTCTGCTGGTTGGAGCGTAGCTGAAAGCACTGACATCAATGGCACTATTGTCGGTAGTCATACCTTCAATGGTCCATTGTCGAGTGGTGCTGATACTGACTTTACCAACTTCAACTTTACGACACCGTTCTTCGCAAGTATCCACTTTGATGTCAACAACTTCATCGCTGGCCCTGGTGCCGTCGGTGTTGCTGGTGAGTCAAATACCGGAGCGGCTATCGCAGCAGTACCGGGTCCAATCGTCGGTGCCGGACTGCCGGGATTATTGGCAGCATTCGGTTTCGGTGGCTGGCAGTGGAAGCGTCGGCGTCGTGTTGCCTAAGCTTTGACAAATAATGCCCGTCGGCCTCAGGGCCGACGGGTTTTTCTTTGTTCGGAAGGGAAAGATGAGAATCCCCCTGCCACGAATGCCGCTCTGGTTCGATCGGTTTCTTGATTGGTTTAATGTAGATATTGGTCCAAAGTTTTGGATCTACCAACCACGTCGATTAGATTTTCTCATAGTTGTCATGGGAGTGATTTCAATGGTTATTGATGGTTTGTTCTATCATTCCTGGACCTACTCATTGGTTATGAATCCATTGCTCATAGCCTTTGGTCTTATGGCCTCCATATGGTTCATAAGAAAAGACTAAACATCCCGCTTGCATTCAAGGTTTTTGTAAAGTATAATAGCCTACGGCAGAGGTGGGTAATGGAAGCAGCTTGGCTCGTAATGGGACTTGCCGGGGTAACTGCGGCAGGTCTTGGTCTCGTGATACTGGCACTCATTGTCGGGGGAGTAATCAGAAAGAAAGGTTGATGCCATGAAAATGCATTCTGCGTTACTTGCGACGACTATGCTACTGAGCCCCTTGGCAGCGAATGCTGATACTGTGACTGTTGGTTACTTCGATCCAGCAGCAGGCATGTCAGGGATCGCAGTGCTCGGCACTAACACTGGCACAAACCCGATCGTGCAATTACTCGGCAATCCGGTCCTGCCAACTGGTGCTACCGGGTTCGGCTTCGACCAGATACTTGCCATGGTAATCCCACCCGGAGGTAACAGCCTGAGTGGTGGATTAGGTGGCCCGAACCCCACGTTCGAGTTTACTTTCAACAACGGGTTCGCACCACCGCAAGGTGGCACGTCGTATCTCTATGCGACATGGCAGGGCACACTCACTGGCAACCCCATGATTACACTGCCGACGGTGTGGGGGACGATCGAAACACCGCCAGCTAATCCTAACTATACCGTCACAACTCAGGTATTGGTCTGTAATACGCCCAATCCATTTTGCGGGCCGTTCGTTGGCGGTGGCACGGTCGCAGGCCAGGACCAGTTCTCCAACGACCTGCGTATCGACAACACCACACTGAGCGCTATACTCCCCGGTGAACCGTTCAAAATAACCGAGGTATTTGCCTTCACCGGGGGAACACACCCGCCATTCGCCCAGGGTGACGTAGGTGCAGTGATCATGACAACTCCGATTAACACTCAGGTTCCTGTGCCCGGTCCGATCGTCGGTGCCGGATTACCGGGATTGCTTGCGTTGCTGTTCGGGTCTGGAGCGCTGTGGAGAAAGAAGTTGGTGAAGTGGTGGGATGACCGCAGCAAGTGGCGGCGCACGTGAGACCCAGACCAATCTTTGGCTGGATGCGTGGCCTGAGTACGCGTGACCGCGTGCTCGGGCTCGCAGCACAGCGTGACCCTGACGCCGTTGTTGAACTTCTTCGCACGCTCGTGCGGAATGGGCACTTTAAAAGGGGAAGAAATGAAATGAAACTACAAGAAGAAAATGCACTGATTCGGCAGATTGCTTATCGTGCAGAAATGATGTTCACCAGACGTGGAACTAAGGTCTCATACACATTCATCGAATCAGAAGTAAGTCTGGTTCACCACGAAATATGCAGGCTCAGACTCAAGGAACTCCTTGAGGCCGATGAATGGAACTTTGCCCACGATATCGTCGGTATTCACGACCATATCGACATACTCGATGGGAGCTTCCGCAATGGCTTCTCGCCACGATACGCCGCCTGATATATTTGAATGGAAAGCTGGTAGTGTTGAAGAATACTTTAATCTCTATTTCAACGGTCAGCGCATTGGCTGGTTGGCCAAACGACCGGCTTATTGTGACCGCGGTCGGTGGCAGTTCAACAGTGAATTACCATTGCTGGATGCGGCTGACGGGTTCCCACGTTACTATATGAATTTTGAACGTGCCAAAGCTGAGGCTGAAGAGTGGAGCAAATGGAAGATGCAATCATTATGACCCGCCCAGGTTCGCGTCAGTCTAAAAGAACACGCAAAAGAAAGAAGATGGTGAAATGTCCCTGTTGTCAGGGCAGAAAGGTATTGTTCGTGTGGCATCCCGATGAAGATACACCCCGCAAGGAAGTATGTATCCATTGTGAAGGCGAAGGAGAAATCGAAACTGACCTCATGGGGCAAATAATGAAAGGGATGGAATAATGCTGAAACCGGTTTGTGTTCCTTGCCATCGGTTCTTTCGGATGAAAAAGGGTGGCT